ATTCCACCATCCGCAATGGCAGTAAGTTTAATTCTTGTTAATGGCATTCTCTTTGTTTCCCTTCAGTAATTTTTGTAGGTCGGCAGTGCTTCCAACATATAGTGCATTTGTAACACTTCTTGGTCCAGTATTTGATTCTGATTTTACACTTTTCATTTTTTCTTGTAGAACCATCAATTTGTCTGTTACATCAGCAACATTTTTAATCAGATTTCCTGCAACTTCATATGCTCTTGGTTGGTCGGATTCTCTTGCAATATTTAGTATTCCTTCAATTGCATCCTGTCCACGTTCTACCAATGTATAAAGATTCTCTCTCTGATATTTATAATCATTATTTATGTCTTCTTCATTTATTTTTGTTTTGGGAACAGATGGTGGAGTGACAACAGCTGTTGCAGTTTCTACAACATCAGCAATTCCAAGAACTTCATCAAGAGTATCCAGTGTTTTATTCATCTTGACCTGTTGTTGGGTTGTAGGTTTTTGCATCTTCAAAATACGATGTTGTTTCGTTAAATCCAAAATCATCATCAAACGATGCGGTTACCGGATCAGGTGTAGCAGAATATCTTTGTTCTCTGGCCACTGCAACATCTGGTGTACTTGTGTATTGGTCCACCTGAACAGATTTAATAACTTTCTGAGAATAAACAGGACCATAAAGAAAGTATTTTGCAGTAAATGAAAGAGTGTAAATGATTGCTTTTCTTATTGCAAATTCACCTTCATAATTATCTTCATAACCAATACTATTCAATACAATAGGAACATCACGAATAATATCCAATTCAGGTCTTTCATTCAAAGTAATAGCATATTCTGGTTGAAAGAAAGGTAAAATTTGTTCTACAATTTGTAATGCATCATCAGAATTTTTTGCCATCACATATAATTCAAAGTTTAAATTATATGGAACTGGCATGTATGAAGATGCTAATTGTTCAGAAGATTGTGTACTTGCTGTTTTCTTGACTTTAATTGCACGATTTAGTTTTCTTGTTGAATCATATTCTAATCCTGTGATTTCAAATCCAATTCTAGGAAGAGTGATTGCAACTTGTTTTTGTAGTTTAGGGTCTTCAGTAATACGAACAAGCCATTTTTGTTTAGGTCCATACGCCAAAGGAACTTTAAGTGTCTGACTAACTTGTCCTGATGAATTTCTTCTTACAAGATAAACATTGTTAAAAATACTACCAAAAGCAACAACAATATCTCTTGAGGTTTGATGATAAAAATGCTCACCAATCATATAACATCTCCAAATGGATTAGATTCTGTAAAATCAAGAATGTTATCATTTAAGATTTCAAAATCTTGATTTTGTGAAGTTTTTTCTATTTCTGATAATTTATAATCTTCATTAATTATATAGTAAACATCAGAACCTGTGAGAGAATCTTCTAACACCAAAGAGCCAACTTCATTTTCCAGACTTATTTGATAAGTCTGCATACTCAATGAATAAGTATCTTCTATTAAATCTATTTCTTCTATATTAGTATTAAATTCTTCTGAACTGTATTCAAATGTTCTACATTTTAATTTGAAAATTGGTAAGTTGTGTAACTGATAAAATGGGTCATCATGGTCTACAAATCCAATTTCAAATATATATTTTGTTATTGGAAAATAAATTAAATCACCTTCGTTTGGTCTTGACTTTTCTACTAAATTTTGGTCTAGCGAAATAAATTGTTGCCATCTTCTTCTGGAAATTACAAAGGTAATTTCATTGCTAATGTCAAGTCCAAACTTGGTCATTAATTCTTTTTCACCATCAAATCCTTCAACATTTTCAACATACATTTCTATCATGTAAGCATCATTAAATGAAGAAAGAGGGTCTTCTCCAAAAATATCATCAAGATTTACAATCTTTCTTGGAAGATAAAAAACATCCTGGCCGAACACTCTGAGTTGTTCAATAATCAAATCTTCATAAAGATTTTGTTCAGTTCTTGACCCTGTATCAAAATAAACAGAAGTTGGCATTTTTATCCTATCATGATTTCAGGAGGTAATTCGTAGGCCAACTGAATTTGTTCTTCTAGTTTTAATAACTCTTCCTGTGCTTGTTGATAGATTGTTTCACCATTCATGGTCACACCACCTAACATCTGAACACCATTGAACTTAATCAGATTGCTGCCCCATTGCATTTTGATTAGTTGTGTGGCATATCTTTTCAGATACATGTCATTCCAAATATCTGGGAATGTAGCTGGGTCAAGTTTACGAATTGCTTCAATCACGATATATTCACCATCTAAAATATCATGCTGCCAATCCATGTCAATGTACAAACGATTCTGGTGTTGATTGTGTCGGATTGGTTTTTGACCAATTAGAATACTATCCAGCAAGTCAAGATGCTGCATAGTCATATCATAATGAATAATGGAAGTTGAAGAGAAATCATACAAGTCATTCAATCTCAGCTGATACCGAACATCAAACATGTTGATGTTTCCTTTGTCACTAAAATTGAATACCTTGATAACTGAAAGAATGGAATCTGGAACAGGAATGTAATTTTTTTGTTCTTTCCAAGCAGCAGTAGTTGTACCATCTACATCAGTAACTGTTGCAAGTGTATTGTCGGATCTTGCTCGGTCAATATCTGCTTGAGAAACTTGATATTTTAGATAAACTCTTTCGGCACCATCATAATGATACTGAGAAAAATACTGAAGAGCTTGGTCTATTCTGTCTTCAACTTGGTCTGGATCTACATTAATTTCAATAACAGGATGTCCTAATGACCTCAGGCAATATTTTCTAAATTCTTCTCTAGTTGAAGGTATCGGCATTTTTATCCTAATGCTATTGAAAAAGTAATTCCATTGTCTACTGAAGCATCACTAAGTTCTTGTACTGGAACATATTGTCCAATAATAACTATATCATTATTAGTATTTTTTGTATATATAACACGGTCAGCAATATTTATTGCAAGTTCTCCTACCTCCAAATCATCGGAGGTAGGAACTGCATTTGCTGTTTCAGTTCTTTTTGGTTTTATAATTGTTGGCATGATTAATACTCAACCTTAGTTTTTAAGCGTATGATCCACCATCAATTGTTGTTACAGCCACTGCTCCGTTTGTGACTGTAAAATTATCAGAACTGAAAGAGGCAACACCTTTTGTTGTACTTGTGGCAATAACACCTGCCAAAACGCCAGTTGTATTATTGTAACTTAGTCCGGTAAATGGTGTCACACTCAATGCTGCTCTTGCAAGTGCATCTGTATAATAAATGTTTGTTGATCCTTGTGAAATATCATCACTATCTAGTGTAATAGAACCACCAAGTAATACCTCTGTTCCATTCACGGTGATAGAATCATTCACAAGTTTATCATTTGAAATTGAGCCAGCAAGCATTGCATTGGTAACACCCAATGCTTTAATTTGTAATGCATCTGATTGAATTTCAAGACCACCAGTATCCAATGCATTAACTTTTACGAATAATTCATTTCCTGTTTTGCCGATTGCTGCACCATCAATAATTTGACCAGCACCAGAAAATTGTGTATAGATAATATTGTCTGTACCTACAGTAGAAACAATGTTAGTTTGAACAAATCCAGCATCACCATTTTCACTACCACTTTGAATGAAGAAGAATTGTCCAGCAGTCAAATCAGCAGCACTTGTTGAATCAGTTGCTCTTGTAAGAAGAGACCCTGAACCACCTACTACATAAACACCATTTTCTGTTTGTGTTGTCTGGTCTTTAACAAGAATTCTATCTCCATCAGTAACAGTAACTCCATCAATAGTTGATATTGCCGAACTTGGAGTAATTGTACCAGCCGCATTATCATAAGTACCAGCAATGTTTGCAACAGTAGCAGCAACTACGGATGCTTTTACTTGCAATCCTTGTGCAACAGAATCAACATATTGCTTGTTTGCAGCATCTAACAATGCCGTTGGGTCAGAAACATTTGTGATTTTGTGAGAGTTTACATCAACTGTTCCTGCACCATTTGGATTCAATATCAAATTTTCATTTGTTCCACTTGTTGTAAGAACATTTGTACTGATGGTAACATTACCACTTGTAAGAGAAGTCAAACCAGAAACTGATGTTACAGTTGTTCCCAATGCCAAAGCTGTTCCACCAAGAGTGACAGAATCATTTGCAAGTTTTGCATTTGTTACATTACCATCCAAAATCTTTGCTGTAGTAACTGCATCATTTGCAATATTTGTTGTTGCAACACCACTAGTTGCAATACTTACCACACCTTCAGTTGTAACAGAAAAATCACCAGAATCAAATGATGCCACACCTTTGGTTGATGTTGAAGCAGTAACTCCAGAAATTGTCAATGTTCCTGCTGTGACTTCTGTAGTAATACCAGCACCAGTGCCTCCAACAACACTCAATGCAGAACCCAGACTTACATTTGTTGTTCCTGTTGTTCCACTGAAAGTTGTTGAAGAATTGGTCAGCTTTGCATTTTCAATTGAACCAGCAAGTTGTGCATTAGAAATTCCTGCTGCTTTGACAGTAACTTCACCACCTGTTGAAACTGCAAAATCAGCTGTTGCAAATGATGCCACACCTTTGGTTGATGTTGAAGCAGTAACTCCAGAAATGGTCAATGACCCTGCATTGTCATCATAAACAGATGCAAGTCCAGTATCAGCTTCTATAACAATCAAACCATCAACAGAATTGGCAACTATGTCTTCAATGTGTTCTTCTAAATTTGTCAATTTAAGAGAAACAGCACCACCAGCAGTGACAGTAAAATCATCAGAAGAAAATGATGCCACACCAACAGTTGAAGCAGTTGCAATATCTCCAGAAACTGTCACAGTATTTGTTGCAGGATCAACCACAGTAGAAATACCTGAACTACCTGCATATGTCAAGGTGTCAGTCAAAAGGCTGATAGTATCTGTTCCTGAATCTCCTGCAATTCCAAGATTTGTTGCAACATCAGCAAATGTAGTTGTTCCAGTACCATTTGTTACAATAACTTGTCCGGCAGAACCATCAACTAATGGTAGGTCATAAGAATTTTTAATTTTTACAGCTGCAGAAGGATTTAGATTCAGATTCGTGGTTGCTGTTAAATTCAATGCACCTGAAGCAGTTGTAACGGTGTTACCATCAATGTCAATATTATCAACTTTTATATTGTCAATCTTTTTGTTACCATCTACAAGAATAGCAGAATCAGCTGTCAACACACCTTTTGTGTGTTCCATCATGTCAGTATAATATTGACCACCAACTTTAATAGGAATGTCAGTAGAATTTGTTGGATTACCTATGTATAATCTTTTACCGTTTTGACCTGCTCCAGTAGACTGTGAAGATGTATCATAAACATAAGCAAGTTCACCCAAATTAAGATTACCATTATTTGCAGTAGGCAAATTTGGAGTTGTAGTCCGTTTTATTTGAATAAGAGTTGACATTTCTTTTCCTTTTTGTTATTTGTAAACCTTAATAAGTTCCACCATTTAATCTGAGTGTACCTGATAAAGTGTCTATATTTGTTGTTGCTATCCATTTTGTTGATAATTCTGAATATTGCAACAATGCACCATCCGCCAAACCTGATATATCTATATCAGAAGTATTGTTTATTTGACCAGAAATATTGAAGTTTCCAGTGTCACCTTTTAAACCTTGTGGACCTGCTGGCCCAATATCCCCCTGTGGACCTTGAGCGCCTTGAGGTCCTGCATCACCTTGAATTCCCTGAATACCTTCTGGACCAATTGTTCCTTGCGGACCGGCAGGTCCCTGAATACCTTGTGGACCTTGTTCTCCCTGTGCACCAGCTGGACCAATTTCACCTTGTGCACCAGCTGGACCCTGAATTCCTTGAAGTCCCTGTGGCCCTGCTGGACCAGTTTCACCCTGTGGTCCAGTTGCACCAGCTGTGCCCTGCGGTCCAGTTGCACCTTGTATTCCTTGTGGTCCTGCCTCACCCTGAGGACCTTGTGAACCTTGTGGACCAGTTTCACCCTGTGAACCTTGAATTACTCCAACATCTACCCATTGATTAGTACTCCAGACATAACCATGTGTATCTGCTGTAACTATATACAAATCACCATCGGTTGCACCAACGGGTAAATCATTTATAGTTGCAACAGCACCTTTGAGTAGAACACTTGTACCATCTGCACCATCTGCACCCTGCGGACCTTGTGGTCCTTGAAGTCCCTGAATACCCTGTTGGCCTTGTTCGCCTTGTGAACCAGTTTCTCCCTGAATACCCTGTGGTCCCGTTGCACCCTGAGGACCAGTTGCACCAGCAGGACCAGAATCACCTTGCAGACCCTGTGGTCCTTGAAGTCCCTGGGCACCCTGTTGTCCTGGTTCACCTTGTGGACCTTGTGGGCCAGCATTTCCTTGTGGACCCTGAATACCTTGTTGTCCTGGTGCACCTTGAACACCCTGAGCACCTTGTGCTCCTCTGTCTCCCTTTGGTCCTTGAAGTCCCTGTGGTCCAGTTTCACCCTGTAAACCCTGTGGTCCAGTTGCTCCTGCTAATCCTTGAGTTCCTGCACTTCCTGATGGACCTTGTAGACCAGGAACTGTTACTCTTATAACTTCTACTTTATTAACACGGGGATTTGTTGTTATTGCCATTTATTAAGATGTCCTAGAAACGCTAGGTGATACAGTTGCTATTCCTTCTACTACTCTTGTAGATAATCCATTTGGATTTGAAATTAAAACATCATAAACATATCTTCCATATTCCAATGCAGCGGTTTGTTCCGCAGTCAAAGAAATGGTTATATTTCCAGTGGTTCTATCATCATCAAATTCGGCTGTGAATGAAACAGCATTAACAGATTCATATGTTTTGCGGATTTGTGCAATGACTGTATAATTTGTTAAATCGGTTGCATCTCCATTGGAATCACCAACAAATAAAATAGTTATGAAATCTGAACCTTGGTCAATAAAAATATTGGAAAGGGAAGCCATGAAGTTACCTTGTTTTCTTAATATTTATATTTATAAGGATTGTGTTCTGAGAAAGGAAGGAATTTGCTTCTGAAAATAATTCCAGAAGCAAATTTTATTTGTGATTAGCGTGCGTTTGCGTAGTTGAATGGTTGCTCTGCGAAGGCCATAAAGATAATCCCGTCACCATTTGCATTATGTTCAAGTTGAATTGAACGGAGTTTAAAACCATTACTTAAAAAATCTATGTATATGTCCGTTGCGGCAGTAGAAGCGTCACCACGATAGCCTTCATTGATACTTTTATTAGCGTACAAAACTTTATTCATGACGTTACTGGAATCCCTAGCATTATCAAACATAGCCCAAGATGCATAACTTGATGTGTAATTATAAACCTTACAAATCACAAACGCAGGACGGAATCCACAGTACACAAACGGCCCATCCGTTGACCCGTTTCCGGTGTAACTGCCGAACTTGCTGTAGCCTTCAACCGAATGCCAGCAGTAGGCTATGTAATCTACTCCAGAACAATTTAGCCACGAATCAATTCCAATAGTAATATATGAAGGACCTACGCCTTTAAATACATTCGCTGAAGTCGCTGATGAGGCAGTATCATCTAATCTACTATATTCTAACCCGGTAGATACATGATTTACAAACCAACCAGATCCACTAGACATGTCAAATGAACCACCTGTACTTGTTGTGCCAGACCCCGATAACCCTTTAATGATGACAAATTCAGGCGTTTTTGATAACCCGTGAGGCAGTGTAGAACTACTTGTAGGCGAAACTCCTTCATACTTCACAATACTAAACCCATTCTGCCGATTTGCAGACACCTTGATTGGGGTGATGCTTGCGCCAGCAGCAGTTGCTAATGCAGCACAATCTTGGATTGAAGTATTGGCAGTGCCATCTTCATTGATGATCTTGGCAGAGCCATCATTAGCACTTGCATAATCTTGATCTGGAGCGCCAGCCGCTTTCCAGCACCAAGCGACATAATTAATATTATTTTCATTAACCCCACTTTGTTGTGAGGAACAGTTGAATCCATTATTAGTTATGTAAATATTATCATTATAATCCGCTTCTGGATTTGTTGTATCTGTATGTAAACGGTAATAAGAGTTTGCGTCTGAGTGGGGACGGAGCGAATCAATTAAAACATGACTATAGTTTATATTGCTTGCTTTAACCCAAATCATGTCAGGTGTAAATCCTAAATCCTCAGAAACTCCGCCTGATTCATTCCCAGCATACGTCACCGCTTTAAAATAATCCTGCGGCACATCATCATCCACAGTTGGTGTCATTTCTGGCAGGTTCGCAGAACAAAGTGCTAGTGCGTCAGTTGGTGGTGGATAATAAAATAACCCTGCTGTTCCTGCAGCAATACCAGAAGGAGGAAAAGGCCCAGTTACGCCATTGACAGTTGCTGGTGTGTTTTTATTTCCGCCAAAGGTGGGGTCTTGACCTGCATTAAAAGTTGTAGCTTGGTCATTATTATAATGCCCAATTCGGGGTGCTATAGTCCCACTTAATCCCGAAAATGCTTCTATGATGCTAGATAAATTTGAATAACTACTTGAATTACCGTTTACCCATGAACCGTTGAGTGAAAAGTAAATCTTTCCACTATCCAAATCAAAACAACATCCTAAAATATCGCCAGAAGAATGACTATTCCCATAATCTGTAAACGTGCCATTTCGTGATTTCTTACCAGTAGCATAATACCCATAAGCATTAGAGTTATTGCCAGCATCAAAAAGTTGAGCATGTGTGATTAAATCCAACTCAGCTACAGAAATATGTGATCCATTCGTAGATAAAACATGACACTCAAAATACCAAATGCCTGACGTAACAGCTATTGTGCTAATTGCAAAACTACTACTACCAGTAATTGATAAGGCTCCGTTTGAAATGGTTGCAGATGAATGTGCATAATTAACATTGCAAACTGCGAAATTATTCGTTGGACTGTCTGGTCTTTGTTTTATTGCCATTTTTTTCTCTTTTTCCTATTTGTTATGCGCTTGGTGTCCAGTGATTGTTTCTACCGGACGAATCTTTTCCTAGACCATAGGTAGTTGAATTGTATACAAATGAAGGATCATCAAACTTCAGATGAAAACCATTGTTACCATAATTATCTAAAGAAGTTCCTGTTGTGCCATAATCTTTTGGAGTCCAATATACATCAGTACCTTGAGTGGAGTATCGTCCAAAAGAAGAAGGTGTTAGTGCTTGCCCGTCAATGAAATAAATGTCTGCCGCATATCCTTGAAAATCATTTTGATAATTATCATTAGTATACGCAAATAATGCGTGAGGATTTGCTGTATTTATTGTAGTATCCCCGCTGATTGTATTATAAGTTCCATAATCAGATTGTAATATTCTTGTTCCGTTTATATAAATTTTTACACGGTCTGTAGCTGTTGCATTATTAGTGTCGGTTGCTGCAACAATATGCATCCATGATGATGTATCTCTAAATACTTGGTTTGTAATAAACCAAATCCAAGAACTTCCTGTAGGATTATATCCTAAAGTAAGAGTATCATCTGCATTAAATCTCATTAAGTTTCTAGGAGCAGATATTCCATCTGTTCTTGTTGAACTGCTTAATCCTATGTTTTGCTGCACTCCATTCAATGTCTTTTTAATCCAAAAACTTAGAGTAAACGTGGTTCTGTTACTTGAACTAAAATCATTTTTACTCAAATAACTACTCCCATCAAACATCGCAGAAGTTGCTATTTCTGTGGTATAAACAACGCCTGTTTGTAATACGTCCACTGTAATCGTGTAATCCTGTGAACTTGTATTTGTTGCATTATCAGTTGCAGTCACCGTAGCAGTAATGGTTCCACCAGCCGAAAAGAAATCAGAAGCAAGAGTGGGAGTGACAGAAATTAGTCCACTATTGTCAATTGAAAATCCAGAAACATCTGTTGTTCCATCACTTGGAGTAAATGTGGCTGAATAAGAAACAATAGATCCATCATCTGTTGCTACAGGAACCTGAGCAGACCATGAAGTGTCACGGTCATCAGAAGCAATTGTAATTGTTCCAGGAGTACCCATAGTAGGAGCAACTCCTGTAGTCAATAATGTTGTTCCAGTAGTTTGAGAAAGTTTGTAGGTATATCCACTTGTGAGAACAACTTCAACATCAATATTTGTTTGTGCAACTGTAAATGCTTGAGGAGTATCAACCGTGATTGTATTATCATCTACAACGGTAACATTTGTTCCTGCATAAGAATTACCACCTGTGATAAAATTGACAGCTGAAAGAGTATCAGTTCCATTAAATCCAAAACCTTTTACTGTAATAGTTGTTCCAGAACCACCATCATAATTAGTTGTTCCAACAGTTCCAATCCAGGCATCATTAACTCTGGTACTTCTTAATTCAATTGAATAAGTTCTTGGTTCTGATTTTGTTACTCCTGTTTCACCCTCCGCAGTTGCTGTGACAACAAAAGTATTGACAGTTGAGCCAGAATTTCCAAAAGATGCACTGAGAGTTCCTTCTACTGCACCTGATGTTGCATTAATACTTAATCCAGCAGGAAGGTTTCCATCATCAGCATAAGTGATTGTGTCTCCTGGATCTGTTGATGTTGCTGGTACAGATGAAATAGTAAGAGAACTTAAATCAGAATCATCAGAATAAATGAATCCCAATCTTTCTGTTGTTACACTAAATGCAGGAGTTGGTAACCATTCAATTATATCTTCAACTGTGGTACTTACAAGAGGAATAGTAGGATTATCTAAAGAAGTTGGAAGTGTCACATAAACATCAAATGGATCATTTGCAGCATCATCATCTAATCCAGCAGGAATATTAAAAGTGATTTCTGTTCTTGCTGCATTGAATTCAGAACCATTAACATTTGTTGTATAGTCAATAGATAAACCACCAGATGCTTTGACAAATGAAATAATAGAACCAGGTCGGAGATTTCTGCCAGTCAATTTAACTGGGTCATTATCTGCCTGAAAATATGCAAGGTTGTCAGTTGTATTTACAAGAGATGTGACCACTGGATGTGATTCAACAAGAATCTTTCCTGTTCGGTTTGTTCCTTCTAGACTGTTGACTGCTTCGGTTGCAACCCAGCCATATGTGCTGGAATAAGTAAGTTGTGCACCACCTCTTTCAACATCAATATCCAATTCGTAAACATCACCATTAATATTCTCACCATTTGGATTAATTGTGATTCTATTACTGTCAGCAGATCCTGCTGCATCAACAATTGAAACCACACTACCTGCTGTTGGAGATGCAGGAAGTGTAACACGAATTGCACCACCAGAAGTATTTAAATAATAACCTTTATTATTTTCTGCGGTAAAATCACTTGTTTGTACTGCTGTTGTCCAGTCTGTGCCACCTGCACCTGGAGCAAGTTTATCAGCAGATATTTCTCCTGTTGTTCCAATAAGTTCTGCGACAATTTTTGAAAACGTAGTTGCCATTATTATTCCTTAAACTGGTAAGTATCTTACCATTATATTAGACCCTGCCAATGTTGTAAAATTAAACTGAAGAGTAGTTCCTGTTACATAGTAATCATTTGTTGGTGCACTATCTCCAGGAATCAGACAAACACCATTATAGAATACCAAGATGGAATCAGAAGTATGTCCAGCAGCAATTGTGTAATTTGAATTGCCACCAGTAAATGTTGATGTGGTATATGAGAGTGAAAGTTTTGAGGCAGTAATACTTCCATCTTGTACAGTATCAATTACATTGTTTGATTCTGCAAGCTGAATGGCAGTAATCTTTGCAGCATTGGTAGGAATTGAACCTGCATTGAAGATTAGACTTTCACCAGATACCGTGTAATTATTTGATGAACCATAAATCTGATAAACACCATCAACAAACACAATCATATTTGCACCATTTGCAACTGAAGGTGTTCTTGTCAGTGTATATGTTCCAGTGGAACCATCACCTCCGAATGAATCAATGTGTGGTGAAGAGAGAGCCTGAGTTGGAACAAGCAGTTGCCGTCCAAGATAGATAATCCAGATTCTACCATATAGGTCAGGAGGTTCTGAGAAATTGATGGTACTGCTTCCACTAGAAAAGGAAACAGCATAAGAATATTCTGGTTCTTGAATAATACCATCAATAGAAACCAACAATTGAGTTGGAGTTGTGACAGTATAATCTAGATTGAATACTGTTGTGGAACCATCACCAGCAAATACTTGCCTTTGAAATATTCCGTATGCCGGAGATGCGCCAATGTAACTACTTTCCATTTACAGTTGTTCCATAATAGATTGTGTTCTTTTTATATTTATTGGTCTTTTTGTAGTTGATTTGATGTATATTCAAAATTTTCAGCAACTACCCAAGTCAAACCATTCTTAGAATATATTCCTGTGTATTCTGTTTTTGGAAATGTGAATATTGTATCCACGATTTCTGGGTTCAATGCAAGAACTGTTCCCTTGTGTTCATCTGATGCATTGGTGAAATATTTTAGCCTTCCTTTTGGATAAGAAGACAAATCTAAAGGTTCAACTCTAGTAGAAACGGTGGTTGTGGAGGATGAGATTCCACCAGAGAGAACCTTGAGATTTGGTTTGTCACTCACTCGGTATTAAATCCCAAGATGTTGTTTCTTCATTCCAGATATATGGTTCTCCATCGGTCGGATATGGTACTGGAGAATCCCAGAGACATGTTTCTTCATTCAGTGTCCAGCTTGGGTATGGTTGTGGTGGAATGAAGGCATCTCTTGATTCATCATAGGTATATCCAAGACCAGCATAATTTTTTCTGAATGCTTTGGATTGGTCAGCGGATGGTTCATTTGTTTCTGGGCTATAATGAATTCCACCTTTGGTGTTGTAACTTGTTCGTTTACAAGTTTGTCCTCTAAATTGACCATACCACACTTCTGGCGTTTGTTCTTCTATTAATTTGGTTTCATCTATTCCAGTAATTACTTCTGTAACCACAAAGTTTGCATCTAAAAATGCGTAATGTGCCATTTATTTAACTCCAAATTTAAAAAACATATAATGTATCATCTGATTAACTCCAGCTCACGGTGCCAGTACCTTGTGTAATGGTGGTGACCTTATCGCTTCCTACGGTGGTAGTTGATATGGTTAATCCAGTTTGGCTGATTGTTAAACTTGCTGGGTATCTAAGAATGACTACACCATCACCACCATTGCCTCCATCTCCCCCAACAATTCCAGGTCCACCGCCACCACCGCCAGTATTAACTGCTCCATCCCAGCCGTTGGCTCCTGTCCCATTACCTCCGTCTCCTCCACCACCTTTGTCTGCTGTTATAGAAGTTCCCCCACCAAGACCACTACCATTACCATTTCCTCCGCCGCCACCACCGCCAGCGTACTTAATGCCTGTTATTGTGCTTGCTTTAGAAACTCCACCATTACCACCAGAAGGAGTGCTACTAGCCGTTTGACCTGCTCCCCCAGCACCACCTCCACCAGAACTTGCCTGACGGTAAGTCCCACTAGCAATCGCACTTCCACCATCATACCCCTGTCTAGCCGAATCTATGTAAGATGACCCTACATATACACCCACACCTCCAATAGAACCCGTAGCTGATTTTGATCCACCACCTGACCCACCATTCAGCCCAGCATCACTGTTAATTGTTGCGTCTCCAGCACCACCTCCACCCCCATATGCTGTGCTAGTAGAAAAAATAGAGTCTTGGCCTTTAGTCCCAACAGCAGAGGCTGTATCCCCAGCGCCACCGCTACCTACAGTTACTGTATATAGTTCGTTTATTGTTAGAGTTGTGTTTAATATCTCTAAAAACCCTCCAGCACCACCCCCACCTCCTAAATTACCTCCACCACCACCTCCACCAGCTACTACAAGATAATCAGTATTAAATTCCACTAATGGCCATATAGCATCTTTTCTTGCGCCATAAACTTCATTCAAACTCCACGTTCCGGATGCTGCATCTAGTGTTGGAACATTTTCAACTCCAATTATTCCACCGTTTTGTCTCTTTCTTACCATTCTTTTATCCTTACTGTGTTACTAAATCCCATGTTTGAGTTTCTTCATTCCAGATATATCTTTCTCCATCAGTTGGATGTGGTACTGGAGAATTCCAGCGACAAGTTTCTTCATTCAGTGTCCAACTTGAATATGGTTGTGGTGGAATAAAGGCATCTCTTGATTCATCATAAGTGTAGCCGATACCAGCATAATTTTTTCTGAATGCTTTGGATTGGTCTACAGATGGTTCTCTTGTTTCTGGATCATAATGTATTCCACCTTTGGTGTTGTAGGAAGTTCTCTTGTGAACTTGTCCTGTTTCCTTTTCCCATTCTACTTCACCATTCCAGTCATCTTCATGACCAGCAGTCTTCATATCAATTACAATATTGTTTTCATCTAATACAGCGTAATATGCCATTTTTCAGTATCCTTTATTATCAACCAAATGTGATTATTCCAGAACCAGCAGTGAATTTATATAGTCTATAATTTGATATTGTTGATGTATCTTCAACAATAGTGCCTGAACTTCCTCCATTTACCACATGACTACTATGTATTGAATTAATAGGAGGATAAGTGTCTGGATAGGAAATAATCACAATACCACTACCACCAGAACCTGATTGATCTATTCCACCTTGGTCTCCTGCCCCATCACCACCACCACCACTACCAGTATTAGCATCTCCGCTTCCTGCTGCACCTCCAGTGGAATAACTAAAATCTGCACCATCATTTGTATGTATATTACTAGAACCTCCAAGTCCTCCAGGTTGTCTGTATCCACCTCCACCTCCACCAGTAGCATATATAAGAGAAGTTCCTGTTATTGAATTAGTTCTACCATCACCGCCAACACCACCAGCTGTGTCAGCTGCAGCTGTAGAAGCACCAGCACCGCCAGCACCGCCACCGCCACCGCCAGACCAACCAGTACTACCACCATTACTTCCTTGAGTATTAACTGATGCTGGTGGTGCACCTCTTTGATGTCCTGAACCACCAGAAGACCCAAATCCAGCACCTCCTGCAGCATCAGTTCCATCACAACCACCTCCACCACCTCCAAATGCAGTTAGTGAAGAAAGAATACTATCGCCACCCTTTCCACCCGTTGCTTGTTGAGAACTTGGACGTTCTTCTCCTCCCGATCCTACAGTTAAAGTATAATTGGTATTTGTAACCATAGTTAATGATGTAGAATTACTTTCACCACCCGCAGATGCTCTATAAGACAAATAACCTCCTGCACCTCCACCACCTCCAGATTGAGTTCCACCACCTCCACCACCTCCAATCAAGAGATAATCAACGGGTATATCAATAAAAGATCCTGGCCATCTGCCACCTTTTCTTTCAATCGCAACATCATCAAGATTCCAGATACCAGAAGCACTTGAAAGTGATGCTACTTTTCTTTTTCCTAAAACTCCACCTCTTGGCATTTTAGTTATCCTCTAAAAATGTTCTTATTGGTCGGTCAAATCTTCCCAAGAAGCAACTGCTTCAAGTCTGCTACTATCAGTCGCTGCTGAAACTTTCAAAGACCAACCTTCTTTCAAGTATACACTTTTACTAATAATATCTAAAGTTGAATCAGCAGGAACAGTAATTGTTGAAGCAATATTCCAATCATTTGCGCCATCATTTACAATTACATTTACAGGTTCATCATTTGCTCCGTCAACATTAGAAACATAAAGAGCATTTACTTTTGCTACATGTCCAGTTGCAACTGCTGAAATCATCGTTACTCCTGCGGTTGTAACAGCTGCACCAGCAACTTCACCTTTGATTTCAGTAACACTTACTATATTTGGATTTGCCATTTTTCTATTTTCCTTTTATAAAATTATCCGCCAAAGACGATTGAGAATGCAACTGCTTTTCCTGTTGCATATGATTGAGTTGAAACTGTTCCTGTTTCTGCTGGTAATGTCAAAGTCACATTTCCACTACTACTGAGATTAGCGTGATTAGCAGATTTTATTGCTACAAAATGAGAATTGTTTGATTCACAATACAATCTCACTTCACTTGTCTGTGTATTATCATTTTTAAAATCAACAACTCCTGTTCCATTTGGTTGGAATGTAACATTTCCATTTGAAGCAGTAACGATAGAATTTCCATTTACATCAAGATTACCACCAAGTACAGGACTTGTATCTTCTTGTACACTGACAATACCTGTATCGGTGTCATTCACAAATGAAAGATTTCCACTTCCATCTGTTCTTATAACTTGATTTGCTGTACCATCAGCAGTAGGAAGTGTAAATGTAACATTGGATGAAACTGCACCTGATTGAAGAGTTGTGGAAAATGTATTTGCAGCATTGTTCAAAGCCAATGCACCTGCAACTGTGCTTCCATCACCTTTCATAGTAACAGTATCACCTGCTGCCAATTCTCCTAGACTGGTAACAACATTACCATTTTTGATTGCTTTTACTAATTCTACATTTGCCATTTTAGTTTACCTTATATTCTATTTCTGTTACTCCATCAGCAAGTAAGAAAGGAACTACACCTGCTTTCAAACATATGGGTGAAAAATTGCCATTTTCAAGATAGAATGGCAATGCTGATAGATAGATTGTTTGTACTGTTGAATTTGCTAAAGTGAATGCGCCTTCAAATCCACCACCAATACTGCCCCATTCAGAACCATCATATCCTTCAAAAGAACTTTCATCTGTATTAAACCGAAACATTCCTGCTTCTGCAACTGGAATAGTAGACCTTTGTGCAGTTGTTCCGTTTGGTATTTTGACGTATTGACCTTCAAATTCTAGATTATATGCTTGGTCAGTGACGTACGGATAACCTATGTATGACATTTTAGCTTACATCCTCTAGGATTGAGGCCACAACATCTACTGTTGCAGCAGTAGCATGAACTCTAATTTCATCATCTCCATTCAGAACAATTTTTTGTCCAGAAACTACTTTCATCGTAGATCCAGCAGGAATAGGAGCATCCTTGACAATATGATATGATGTTGTGGCAGATGTATCATACAAAAGAACTGATGCTGCAACAGCACTTGTTCCTGTGTTTGCCACATCCAATTCAATCAGAATGGAATTTACAGCAGTACCATTATTTGATGTATAAATTGTAGTTGGTGAACCACTTGATGTACTAACACCACTTGCACCAGCATTTTTAAAATTATTTGCCATTCTACTATCTTTCCTTTATAATTCTATTTATAAGACTTTTACCCCAGTGCAACAGAAATTGCGATAGAAAATCCTGTTGTTGCTAAAGATTCTCCGCCACTCACATTAACAGAACTAGCATTAATAGCACCAGTTGCATTAATATCACCACCAACATAAAGATTTTCAGCTATACCAGTTCCACCAGAAACAATCAATGTACCAGTTGTTGTGCTTGTGGAACCAGTTGTTCCTTGCAAATAAGCAATATTTGATGCATACAAATCTTGTGCAGAAATGTCTCCAGTAACAGACAGTGTAGTCCCATCAAAAGTCAAATTTGTATTATCTTCTAATGCACCACTTGTACCAGCAAGAACAATTCTTCCAGAAGTCAAATTTTCAACAACAGCTGTAGCAAGAGTTGCTAATCCGTTTGTTTCTAATGTACCATTAATAAAAGTATTTCCAGAAGTAACATCAACAGTAAATTCTCCTGCGGAACCTATATTGAATGTAGTTCCATCAAAAGTAAAATTTGCATCTTCTTCTAGTTCACCATTCAGACCAGATAAAACAATATGATTATCAGTTAAATCTTGAACATTTAAACTAGAAATTGTTCCTTGACCATCTACATCAAGAGTACCTTTGACTTGTGTGTTTCCAGAAGCTACATCAACAGTAAATTCTCCAGTTGATCCTATGTTTAGTGTAGTTCCATCAAAAGTAAAATTTATATCATCTTCCAATGCACCATCTACACCAGCAAGAACAATTCTGTCAGATGTAAGGTCAGAAACTTTTGCTGATGCAAGAGTTGCTTCTGTTGTAACAAAAAGATTTCTCCAACCCTTTAATGAAGACCCTATATCATAAGTGTTAGTAGAATCAGGAATTAAATTACTATCCAATCCAGCAGTAATCGTGAGTGTATCTGAAGTTTGGTCACCAATGGTAATATTACCATCAAGTGTAAGGTCTCCATTAATATTTACATTTGATTGAAAGGTAACTTCACCAGTAAATTGGTGGGTTCCATCAAGAATGGAATTTATGTCTACAACTAATGCCTCTACAGCATTCTCTGCTGTAGTGTGTGTAGCAGAACCAGATGCAATACTGCCTGTGACACCTGCATTAAAATCACCTAAATCTACCGATAGACTATTATAGTCTACTCTCCATTCTTCAAATGTAGAACTTGCTGGTATGTTATGAATTGCCATTGTTTTTGCTTTCTACCATTTTTATTAAAAGTGAACGAATTTCTTTCATCTCATTCTTTAGAATATTTATATCTCTTATAGCATCTCTAATATCATCATTTTTTCTTTTTTCAGCATTCGCTCTTTTCTTAGCTGATTCATAGGCTGAAAAATTTGTATTGATAATAGCGTTTGAATTTTTATCTCTTTCTAAATCGGAATGTCCTTCCACCTTTACAAATGCGCCCATTTTAAATACCTATCTTATGTTGCCAATGCAATTGCTCTGAGGTCTTTGATTCTAGGAACTTCACAACTGTTTGTACCTTTCATTCTGATTTTAATAGAAAATGCAATAAATTCTTCAAGGTTATTTACAGTATATTCCCTCTCTAGAAAATCATCATTTGTAGTAGAAGAATTGACAAAAGTATCAGGATCACCATTTGTATTAAAATATGTCCAACCAATTTCATCAAAATCACTTGCATCATCCGATCGGAGAGTTTTATACATAACCTCAATGTTAGAAGATGCCAATTGCACAGCCGATAGAATAACTCTAATCGCCAAAGCAGGAGTTTTTAGTTGAACTTTTTTAGTGACATATACTGTTTCAAGACTATCACCCTCAGGATCATTTGCTGTTATATATTCTTCTGAAGGATAAATGTCAGCATCAGTTAAAACATTGTTCAATCTATTTGTGACTGCAATTAATGTTTTTCTATCTGTATCAATTATTGGTGATAAATTATCAACAGTTGTTTCCATTGTGAAAATCAAATCTAATGATTTAGAACCACTCAGTTCATTAACTTCATTCAATTCTGAACAAATCATTCTTGGATTAGTAAAATAATAATTTTCATTTATCGTAATTGATTTTGCATTAATAACAGCATCTTTTAAGAATGGCACCTGACTACCATCTGGAGACGTTCCTGAAGTTGAAGCCATTTTCAATGAAATGGATGTTTCAGGATGTTCAATTACAGGGAAAAGTGTTTGTACTTGATCCATTAACGCATTTTCTGTTGCAGTAACAGAAGATCCACCACCTAATCCACTTGCGGTTGCGTTTGTTGCCACCGTAATTGTATAAGAATCTATTTCAATATTACTTATAGAGGAATGTGTGGCATTAATTTCAGTCAATGGAATACCATTTAAATTAACACCATCATCAGAAGTTACACCAGAAATTTGTACATTATTTGATGTATGATACATATGATGATTTTGATGATAAATCTTTACAACATTGCTACCCGCAAAAGTTCTGATTGGATTTTCATCTAGTGTTTTCACAGGAAGATCATCATTATGAAATATAACATTAGCAGTTGCTGATGTATCAAATGATGCTCTATAAATTGTAAATTTCAAATCTTCAAAATCATAGGCTGACCAAGTTGAATTGTTTTGTGATTTGAAAAGTACACCAAGATAAGGCTGTTCAGAAACTAATCTTGTACCACTTACCTCTTGTTCACCCATTCTAGAAATCCAAACCAAATATTTGTCAGAATTGGTCAGTAATACAATACAATATTCAATACCTTCTTTTAGATATACAGGAGAATCAAAAGTAAATGTAGTAGCAACAGATGCATCTTGAGAAACAGATACTTGACTTGATTCTAATGTTGTTGAACCAAATGGTAAAACATTTAAAACAGGATATCCATTTATCATTTCTCTGATTTGACAGGTAACTGGAATATCATCATCTTTTTGTGAAAAGAATACATCTAATTTTGTGATGTATTCTCCACCATCAGTATTTACAGTGAAAGATTGAGCAATTGGATCTCTCCAAGCAATTGTTCTTTGTTGGACTGTCTGCCTGGTGCTATTTGTTGTCTGAGAAACATCTCTTACTTCTACCCTTGCATTTCTTGTTGCAATGATTGTTTCTTGAACAGTATTCAAAATACCAGTTGCAGAATATATGGCTTGAGCAAATGTTTCCACATTTGCTTCTCCATTATTTGCATCAGATGTAAGTCTGAATAATCTTTCACCTGCTCTAAATTGTAAATTACCTCTTACATTTGGATCTGGAATTAAGAATGTACCTTGCAAAAATCCAGATGCTCCAGTGACCAATGCATCTCCAGCATTACCACCACTAGGAGTTACATGAGCAGAAATATTGGTTCTATCAAAGAAAGGATAAACTCTAGTTCGTGGTTTCATTCCTGTAACACTAAATGTTACATTTCTAGAACGAATAAACGGTATAATTGCTTGAGAAATAACTCTTTCACCCAAAGATTGTTCATCTATCTGTGCAACAACGGAAGTTTGAATTCCTGACCTAGTGCTGACACCTCTTTCTGTTGTAACAGTTCTTTGTATGAGCTGTCTTCCACTCCATTGTGTATTATTTGTTCTGAGTATTTGCCCACTCCATTGTGTCTGCCATGCATTCCATACAGTTCCAATAGCATTTCTGTTTTGAGCAAAAACAGTATCAAAATTACCTTCTCTGTTAATAATTAAGTCTGGCAGAAGATTCACTTCAAACCATTCATCACCAGAAGGTGAAAGTTTACAAACTCCATTCCAAGAAAAATTCAAAACTGGATTTAGATTTTCAACCCTTGTAGCAAAAGGCTGTTGAACAGTGACCACATCTTCATAAGGAAGTGTAATTAAATCGCCAGTTTTTCTATAAAAATCATTTGACCTTTCTGCATCAGTTGTATTTTCTTCTAAAAGAGAAATGCCTTTCATATAAAATTTAGGTCGTAATTCTCTATTTTCCATATCAATTGAAACATTATAATCTGGATGTAAAACATCACCAACAGAATGTCCGGTAAAGTTATCAACTAAAAATCCTGATTTGAATCTATTCAAACCATTCTCATCTATTATTTCAAATGATTGAGCATCTTTTTCTAATAAATTTAAAGCGGTATAATATTCAATATTTGATATTCTTGATTCAAGTTTACCCAAATCTGCCGCTGTATATTTCTTTTTAACTTCTTTATTTGTGACAGCATCTTTTACATTCACCATAAAAGGAGCCACATTATTTTCTGCAAGTTTCAATCCTCCTTCTGCCATTTTTGGAGGAGCAGGATTTTCAGATGGGGTTCCTTGAATAACTTTAAACTCACCAGTAGGAGTGATTGTGAATGAATCAATTCTGCCTAGATAATATTCAAAATCATATCCAAAATTTGAATTGTCTTTTGGAATGTTTATTACAGAAACACCATCTCCAAAAAATTTTCTATCTTGAAAATTAAATGACATTCCTGTTACTTTGTGAGCATCTTGATTTTGAACTTGTACTGTTGGAGAAGAAAATGTGGAATCAGCTGCTCTAGGTCTAAAATCAACTGTATCTCTTAAATCATATTCACCAGTAGGTTCTCTCACTTCTGGATCTACTCTTGTAGCAGTGTATGTTGGAATATCTTTATAGTCAATAGTAGAATAAGAATCAACTGTGAAAAAATCTCCAGAACCAATATGTGAAAAATAATCAAAAACAACCAACAATATACCTATTGGTTCTACAGAATCTGGTTTTCTAACAATTCTTCCAATATCATAATAATTATCTCTTTGTCCTGTATCAAGAACATATCTGCTTGTAATATCTTTTGATCCAGCAGTAAATGTATCTAGAACTGCTGTTACTTGACTCTCTCCACCTTTAATTGTTTCACCTGAAGAAAATGAAATAGTATTAAGAGGAACAAAAGTTATAGTACCAGAAGGATTAATAATTCTACCTTTAGCACCTGATGTTTGTCCTGTGATTATTTCTCCTTTAACAAAAACACCTGTGTTGCTTGCCAACGTCCATTGAGGCAGAACTGGATTTGTACCAGCATCTTCTGAATCATAAATTGCATGTACTTTCAAAACATCAGCATAACCTAAACTTATTTCTTTATGATGTGCAGAAGTTCCATATTCAGCCGCATGTGTAATTCCATCATTATCTACCAAAACCATAGTCATACGATTTCTGCTTTTAGTCTTTTCATTTACTATGGTTCTTGTAACAGTCGCTATTAATCTAACACTTGCACCGTTACCAAAAATAGCAGCAGAAGTAATTGACAAACTATTAGAATTGTTTTGAACAGATACATCATTTAAATTTACAATTTGACCAGCAACACCTGATCCAGTTCCAGGTGACAATATTACCAAACTATAGTTAATATTATCTACTGCATCAAATGTTTCATTTGATCCTACAGTAAATGCTAATTCACCAGCTGTACTGTTTGTTTGTCCTACAAAGGATCTTCTAATAGTAACTGTACTATCAGAAACTCCACTATTGTTTTCTGTTTTAAGAGTTTTGATAGATTTTTTAAGAAGTTTTCTTAATAGAAGATTTTTATTTTGATCTACTAATTGAGACCTTTTTCTTGTAGCAGTTACTGATGTAACAGTATTGGAGAGAACGGTTGGAATAGTCAATTCTGTATCACTAACTACAGTGACAACTCTTTCTTCAAGAGCACCTGAAGATCCGGATGGAAAAGAAACTACATCTCCTGTTCTCAATTCAGTAGAAAATATAGTTTGAAAACCATTAATAGTTGTTCCAGAATTGGTTACAAATCCAGTAAGATTAAAAGAATTTTGAAAAACAACATCTGCTGTAAAATCAATTGTATTACCATTTGGCATATACACTTGTTTTACAGAACTAAAATCTGAAATATTAATAGATTGAATAGTTAAATCAGTAGCACCATCATCCAAAATTTCATCAGCTGTAGTTGCCGAAGTTGATTTGATAGTTTCACCAACAAGAAAATTACCAGTTACTGTAGTAAGAACAACATTTGTTCCTGATGAATCACTTGTAACAAATCCTGTTGCTTTGGATGTTATACCAGTTATTTTTGCACCTTGAACAATACCATTAGCGGGTGTACCATTCAAAATGAGTTTAGTAAACATTCGTATATCAAAAAGATATAACTTAAATGTGGCATCAGAATCAAAAACATTTGTACCAGAAGGAATTATATTCTCAAATGCTCTTGATCTTGCATAGCCTATTTTTGTTCCATTAGATGCACCTGGAGTTGTATTTTGTGTATCATACAATTCTATAACTCTATATGGCTCATCAATACTACCACTAATATAAGGAGATATTTCTGGTGCACTATAAACATTATTTACAACAACATAATTTCCAACTTCAATAGGAGTGATTGCTCCATTATAACTATCAGTTGATCTTGGTTTTCTTACATCAATAAATTTAGGAGCAATGGATTCTACTTCATATCCACGAACATAAGCCTTACCTGGTGATACTTGAAATGTCAAAAAGTCTTCAGAAGCAACATTTCCACTTTCAGTAATATCTCCCTCTTGATATACACCATTATTAAATCCATCATTCAAACATTCTCTTATCTGTACATCAAATGGTTTAACAATAAAATCACCATTTTGTTCATAGGTTCTTCTTGCAAGAGTTTCTTCTAAAATAGAAAATTCTGTTGTTCTTGATTTCTCCTGTACAGCACCATTTTTTAATCGCAAAAGTTCTACAAAGTTTTCATCATTTTCATCTGACAATCCTAACTTTGCCAATGTCAATGAGATTTTAAGACGGTGTGCACCTTTTGCATTTAAATTGGAAGATCCTTGTGCATTATCTAATAAAGTTGTATCTTCTTCAGGAGTTTCTAATGTTTCAGTAATAAGAAGACCAACACGATATGATGGTGTGTTTGTATATTTGTCAAGAATAATTCTTTGCTTTAAAACCTTTACAAAATGTCCTCTAATAAAATATACACCTTCTTCAATATTTGCTGATGAACCTGTTGCAGTAGCATTAGATGTTATAAGTTGAGCAGAATCAATTCCTATTCCAAATCCACCAACAGACGCATTGGAAGAAATATTTTCACCATCAATAAATCTACTGGTAACATTATCAGTTCCAGATTCTTTGTATTTTACAAAAAGAGTAATTTCATCTGTTGTAGTGGCAGGTTCTACTGATATAACATCAGCCACTACTCCAGATGTTGTTCCTGTAATTTTTGTACCAACATATTCACTTATGTAATCTGATATATCATTATTAGAAAATGTAGATTGAATCTTTACAGCATAATAATCAGTTGTAAAACCAAGAGCTCCTGGAATTACAACTGTTCCTTCTTTAAAAACAAATCTACCATGTCTTTCAATTTGATTTTGAAGAATAGTTTGTAGTTGTGTTAATTCTCTCGCTTGTACAGCATAACCTGGTCTAAACAACACCCGGTGAAAATTACTATCTTCAGAAAAATCATCATAATATGGATTAACATTTAAATTGGTATTTTCCATTTATTAATACTTCCAGTTCTCAGAATTCAACAATAATTTTAATATCTTCTGTCTGATCCGCAGCTCTTGAAATGGGTCTGCGTTTTTCATTGTAAACAATTTTTCCACTATATGGTTCTAATTCAGGATTTGAATAACCATTCGTAAAATTTATATTATTTCCATTAGTCAATGCAATGGCACCAGTAAGAGTTGATGGTGTTCCGTTTGCGCCTGATGCAGATCCTGAAATAATATCTGTTCCTGTAAATGCTACATAATTGCCACTTGTATTCAATCCATAGTCAGCATAATATTCTTGCAAATAATAAATGATATTATTGGTGGCATCCCAATCAACAATTCTACCAACCGCACCAGTATTTGCTTGTGTAATTTTTTCATCAATAGAAAAATCAGTCAAAGGTGCAGCTGCAAGTTTTACGGCAAAAGATTGTCTTGCAGTAGCAGCCGTGGCCACTGCTGTTGTTCCATATTCATAAGGATCTACAACAATACCAACTTCTCTAAAATCATTTGCAACAGTAAAATCATCACCTTCTGCTTGCAATAATTTTGCATTCATCATTACATAATGTCCACCCATCTCTGCATAAACATTAGATCCATGACCACCATAAGGAGAAATGATTGGTGTGACTGAAGCGCCTGTTCCAGCACCAACTGATGCAACACTTGTTAGTCCTGTATCAGAATACACATCATTCAAATCAACAGAAGCATATGTATAACCTGTACCCTTGGCATAAATTTCTGTGAAATTTGTACTACCAAAGCTTTGAACTACACCACCTGTAATTACTATCTGAACAATTCCTCCTGAACCATCACCATCAATAGAAGAATAATAAGTGCCATCATCATATCCAGAACCACCTTCTACACTTACAACTTCAATTGCACCGGAAATTGCAGCATTGGTTACAGTAGTATCTTCTTCAATAGGAATAAAATCATTTGTCAAAAATTTGGTGATATATGATGCTGATGCAGTGTACATATATTTTAAATAATATCCACCCAAAAAGAATGGTGTAGTTTGTGTGGATGTTGGTTCTGCACCTGAATAATTTGATCCACCTGCATTATCAAGAACTTTGTAAACTTTATATTGTGAAGTCATGAAATAAAAATCTGACTCCCAAAGAGAAGAAGCTGATGAAGAAGCAAGATTTGATGGACTGATGTTGTGCTCATACATATCATATCTTGTATTATTTGACCAATTTTTTCTTGGTATAACATAAGCTACATCAGTAGATGAAATTAATTTTGACGCAAGCATTGCATCCCATGCTCTAAATTCATTTACAATATCATCATTTGGAACAGGAGGAGAATTATCATCACCACCAGTTGTTCCTGATGTATATGAAGAACTTTTACCAATAAACAAATAATAATTGTTAGAAGATGCTTCAGAAAATGATTCTAAAAATTGTTCCGCATTGTGAAGGCGAAACTTTTCAGTAATAATAGCAGCCATAATTTGTATTCCCTTTTAATTTATATTTATATCAAATGATGATAATTCAAATAGTAAAAGAACCATTCTTTTTTAGACTATTTATGTAGTTACTATTTCAGCTCTTGGAGGAACATTCACTTTTACATTGAATGCTTCATCTGGAATACCTAGTTGTTCTGATTGTAGATATCCTCCAGAATCTTCCAAAACTATCTTATCATCATTTGTAAGTTTCAAGAAGAAATAATCCGAAACTGATTTAATGGTACGGTCTTTGAATTGGTAGATTGAATACAATGTGACTTCATCAGCAGAAGCCGGAGATTCAACAAATGCATATTTTGGTAAGTTTGCAAGAGAAGAACCTTTCCACAATGCACCCGCATTATCACTCAATTTCAATGTTGTACTTACTTGTACAATGGTATTAGCACCAACATTCAATCTAGTTGAATAATCAACTTCCACATTTAGAACATCAACAACAGTTGCTGTCTCATCAATGATGGTTTGAATAATAGTTGGACGTAGCCTTAATACAGTAGAGAAAGAAACATTACCAAAAACATTCCAATCATATGGTTTATAAACTCTAATTTCAGAAGGAGGCGGAATGTTTAGTTTTACTTTGAAAGCATTCTCAGGTGTTCCTAATTCTTCTGTCTGTAAAAATCCACCTGATGCTTCTTCTCCTATAAGATTAAAACCATCTTCTGTAATAATATTTTCAAGGCGGTCTTCTGTTATAAATTGATATGCATCAGTATAATCTTCTAGAAGAATCTTTCCGCCTTTATTACCTAAACCATCATCTAGTTTTAAAAAGAAATAATCGGATACAGCTTTGATTGTATATTGTTTAAATTGATTTATTGGAAATAAATCTTTGGTAATATTAGCAAAAAGAGCATCTGCTTCAGCAAGAGTATTTTGATTATAAGAAGTTGTAATTCTTCTTCCACCAGGATCAAAATAATCATATGCAACTTCATTTGTCAAAAGAGGTGGAACAGCAAATGCATATCGTATCAAATCACCCAAAGTAGAACCATTACGATGTGAACCTCTGTTAGTATTTAATCTTACAAATGTCTCATTTGTCAAGGTTACATCACGTTCACCTGGTAATAAGTTATCTGGATCCTGTTTATCTGCATTTGAATTTTGAGATTTTACAGTATCAGTTTTTGTTCCAAGTCTTCTACCGAACACTCTAGAGAAGAACATTTCAAAATCAAGTAATGGAATACCATCAACAGCAGTTGATTGCATTACAGTTGGTCTGGCTAACAATAATGTAGAAAATGATACTTCTCCAAATACATTCCATCCAGCAGGATGAACTGCTTTTCTGTGACTGTATCTCCATTCATTGATTGACTGACCTAGTCTTGCAACATAGGAAAAATCTTGATAGTAATAACTATCTTGTAATCTCATTGCATCATTGGAAACTTTTCCTCTTTCATTCACAAAGTTTCCAACTGTAGTTCCTATTGTTCCAACAATAGATTCGGCAGTACCGGTACCATTAAAATGTACTTCAGCTTGACCTGCAATACCTTGTACTATATCACCCTTTTTAAAATTACCAGAAGTATTTAATCTCAATAATCTTCTGGAAGCATCATAATTAGTTACTGTACCTGGGTGACTAACTAAATCATCTCCGGCAGAAAAAGATCCTGTTACATTCTTAACAATCAAATTTGTTATGAAACTAATAGGCGGAGAAGATGTATATTGTAAACCAAAATTAGTAATTGCTATACCTTGAGCATGACCAATACCAGGTTTTCTAGTAGAAAGTGCAAACAAATTTGCACCTGTTCCATTTGTTGGAGTAGGATTAGTTTCACTTACGTCAAGATCAAAATATACTGTAGGTAAAGAAGTATATCCATAACCACCATTAATTATTTTAATTCTTGTAATTTCTCCAACTTCATTATGCCATGAAATATCATCTACTGCTTCAGAAAAAGTACCTGGCTCAATAATAATGGTGTCTAAATTTTCTTTTATTAAATATGAATCAGAATCTAAATTGGTTTCTAATTGTAAATAAAGATTATCTTCTGTAATAATATTATCTTCATCTTCTGTAACCATATGAAAAGGATCAGTAGCATCTTCTAATAAGAAAGAACCACCAACTACAGATACTTTTGCAACAGTACCAACACCTTCAGTGTTAGTGGTATCAAAACTTAACTTGTCTCCTATTTCATATCCACTACCACCACTTTCAATCATAATTTCATCAATAGATCCAGATCCTACAGAATCTATTTTTGCAACAGCAGCATTATTTCCACCAGAACCAAATATTATTCTATCATCTACTTTATAATTAAATCCAGCATCAGTAATATTTGAACCAGTAACAATACTTTGAACTTCTGCTCTAATTTGTATATCTAAAACACTATCAATACCATAAACAAAATCACCAACATTAAATGTACCATCAATACTATCAACATCTAAACTCAATTCAGCAATTAAGTTTGATCCTTCTCTAAACTTTACAACTGTAACAACAACCGCACTAGAAACAATTCTTTCAGCTGAATCTAGTGTGTAAATTGTTTGACCAATTAAATTTGTAAAATTAGAATTTCCAAGTTCAACAACTCTTAAAATTTTATCCGTAGACCAAACACCATCTGAAGCACGAAGAATGTTATCTCTTGGATATAAGATTGTCGCTTCTTCATCAAACAATATTCTAAAGAATAATTTATGCCCGTCAGTTGTTCCCTTTGCTGCATACAAATCTTTAATATTTTTGACCAAATTTCTTCTTGATATTCCTGATGCCAAAGTACTTGGCAAAGAAGTCATAAAAGCATCACGAAACTTATCTAAAAAATTTGTTACTGTATAATCAGCATCAACATAGTCTAAAAACTGTTGAATATTCTGAACGGGATTTGCTTGATAGGAAATGACAGCTGATTTAGCACCAGAGGTTTGTCCAACAACTGTTTCTCCAGGAATAAACAATTGTTGAGCAGAAATAAAAATGCATGAATTGCGGTCAAAATCATCAACAAGAACTTTTGCTTGTGCACCAGATGTTTGACCTACAATTGTCTCACCAATTTTAAATTTTATTGTAGATTCTTCAAGAACAATCTTTTCATCATTTTGATCCAAAACATAATTAAGAGTGTTTGTTTCAATTTTAATGAAACTATTAACACCTTCAATAGTCAATTTTCCAGATTCTAGAAATTGATAATAATATTTTAAAAACTGTACAAATTGTACATGGTCATTTTGTATAAACTCAGGAAATTGAGTTTGTATTAATGATGAAATTTTATTTTGAATAGTAGAACTCATCTCAATACAATACTCCGGTAGTTATATAATCTGTACCTGCTATAGAATTTCCTGTATCAATTGTATCAACTTGACCTGTAACCAAAAGTTCATTAGCATCAATTTCTATTAGCTGATTTCTTAGTGGTGCAACATCATAAGAATTTGGAATCATTGTAAAACTTATAGTACCATTTGTATTTGATGTAGATTCTATGTTCAAAGAAAATAAAATCAATTCTCCTGTTACATAATTAATAGATCCAACCTGATTATCAATGTAAATTCTTTGTGAGCCTGAAACCAAATAATATAATCGTAAATTTCCTATTCCGTCATCATCAACATAAACTGTATTTGCATTACTTGCTATTCTAAAGCCAGAAGATTCTGTGATACCTCCAAATGTTGCATTATGTCCATCATGTGGATGATAAAGACGATTTGAAAATTTTAAAATGTATTGTTGTGTAGAACTATTAATCAAAGGTGTAAAAGTTTTTCTCATCTTCACTCTCATTACATTTGAGAGAATAGAAGTATCCGAATTGTCAATTGTTCTAGAAAGTTTTGAATATCTGAAAACTCCATCAAATTTTTCCAGGTCAACATCACTATATCCATTAATAGTATTTCTTACAATAGTTTCTAAATCATCTTTTGTTTTTGTAGTTTTGCTAGAATTATATTTAAAAGTACAATTCACAAGCAAATATGTAATTTCAGGATTTAAAATAGAAACTCTGATAGATGCAATATTGTATTTGTCTAATCCTCTGATGATTGTATTTTTCTGTGATTCTGTAAGATTAGTATTGTTTGGAGTTTTTATAGAAGCAAAAACTTCTCCATATCTTGGCGGATCATTATCTTCACCACCCCATACTTGAACAGATGTTGTGTTTGGATATATTCTGGGAATGATTAA